TTCGAGTTCATCAACCAACCAACCCACGTCGTTGATTCCGATTGTTCGTTGTTCGAATGCCAACGCAAGGTCTTCAATCAATATCGGTTTCGACTTCGATGTGGTGACGAATGGAACAACCTTGGTCGGATGCATCTTGTGAAGCATTTCGTAAAACACGTCGCCTTGGTTGTTGACTTCAACCGTGGTGATTACATTGTACTTACGAATCAAGTCAGCCACCTTGTCAATGATTCGCGACCAATCGTCGTGACGCCATCGTTCAACGTGAACCATTTTGCCTTGTTCATTCAGGATGGTCAACACCGTGTAATCGTCAGCGCGACCAATGTCAAGACCTCCGTAAGTTCGCGACGTGCGTTCCCCTTGTCCGATGCTTTGACGAACATCCTTGAACAACCCGCTCGCATTGTCAATAAATTCCGCAAGGTATTCTTGACGGTAAATGTGGTCGGGCAATGAGCGTTTTCTTTCTTCGAGTTCCTTCGGGTGAATCATGGGGTTATCGTACGAAGTAAAATGAAAGTAACGATAACGGTCATCGTAGTTCGGTTGCATACATACGCGGTGAAAATGATTCTTTCCCTTGGGTGTCGAAATGAAGATGACCTTCTTTCCCTTGACCATCACCGTCGCGGACAAAACTTCATCCCACAATTCTCCACGGGTAAACGCGAATTCATCAATCACCATGTAGTCGAATGTATTTCCCCTAATGTTATCTGGTCGTTCCCCTGAAAAGAATTCAATGGATGAACCGAACCCAGTGACCAACAAGTCCGACTTATTGAATTCGAACAACCCCGACTTCGCGACGGCGCGTTCAAGTTCCGCGAATACTTTTTTCCCTTGTTTGTACACGGGCGTCACCCAAGCTATTTTGCAACCCTTGTCATTGATTGCCCAGTAAAGTAGTTGGTTGATTCCGAGTAATGTCTTTCCGAATTGCCGTCCGATGTTTAACGCAAAATACTTTTCGCTTCCATGGTTGATGGCGTTGTGAATCTCAAGTTGTTTGACGTGTGGTTTGTATCCCTTAATCGTTGACATCGAAATCGAATCTTTCAACCGTGCGCGTTTCGACTTGCTGTCGGTCGTGCATTCCTAATTTATTCTTCGCATAGAAAATCCCCTTGCCTTCGTTCGCGACGATGTCACGCGCCAACGCATTGAAATCGTTGTCAATTGTTTTTATAGTGTACGACAATGGATGATTTTCGTCTTTCATCGCGTCGTACCAGTTCGTTCGTTTATAGAAATCAAAGTGTTCCCTTCGAAGCCAATGCAAAAGAAAATAAGACACGGTCGGGATGTGACGTTCCTTTACTTGTTTCACGCCTGAATTCGTGGCAATCTCTTTTGTCGAAGCGATGCAATAATCACAATAGCGATAAGCCATTTCAAGAAGTTCATCCTTGTCAATGTTTTTGTGTTTATTTGCCATAAGATATAGTTTCCCCCTTTATTATGTTTACTTGTTCGGAACTGACTGAAGTCCCTTAAATTTATTAAATGAAGTCATCCCTTCACCATCCTTGATGTCAACTAACATTAATCCGTTTTCCTTCAGCGATGTAACGTGGATTTTCGCCTTCGCTCTTTTGACTTTATTCCACGAAATTTTGTCAAGTCCCCGATCCCGTGCGGTGTCAAATAAGTTGTAATTGATTCGCTCCAAAAACTTTTTCGTGTAAACTTTTCCCGCACCCGCTGGTTCACCGCTTCGGTTATTGGTGTACCCTTTCCAGTAAAACAAATCGTTGTTGTGTTGAAAGTAAATGTCTTTAAACCCAATCATGTCGAAGTTCGGAATGGTTCGTTCAACGTAGTCGATGAATGCTTCGTCAACGTAGTCATCCGAACCGAGTAAAACCACCGCATCGAAATCGATTTGTTGAAGGGTACGGATTGCCATGTTCCACTTGTACGACAACGGGTTGTTTCTATATTTTGCCATGGCGAAGATGTCCTGACCTTCGAGAAACTTTCCATCCGCTTCGGTGGTGTAGATATAAACCTTGTCGATGAATGGCATTCGGTCGATGCATTCCTTGACCGTGGCGTGTCGACCATGCATTGCGCTAACCGTTATTATTTTCATTTTGTTGTATTACGTTGTAAGCGTGAATAAGCATTGACAATTGTCGTGAATCGAACATCACTGAATTCAAGTCGATTTTCACCTTGCGATTCTTTTTTTCTAAAATGAACCTTTCGACCTCCAAACACATTTCGTGGATTTGCCTACCGTTCATTTGTTATTGCTTCGAATGATTCGCGCGGGATTGCCAACCAAGACGGTGTTCGATTCAATCGCTGTTTTCTTCGTTACGATTGCACCCATTCCTACCATACATTTTGAAGGTATCGTCACACGCTGGTGAATCATTGCACCCATTCCGATGTTTGTGTCGTCGTGAATTTCAACGAATCCACCAATCAATGAATGTGGCGCGATTGTCACGCCTTGATGAATCCTAACATCGTGACCAATGTGAACACCTTTCATGATGTAAGCATTGTCATCAATGATTGTCGGTCGTTCGCAACCCGCATCGATTGTGGCGTGACCGTGAATGATGACATCGTTTCCAATGACCACCCCGAATCCGTTTTGACCGTCGTGTTTCTTTGTTTCCGCGGGCGCACCGATTATGCAAAACGCACCGATGGTGACGTTGTGACCAAGGGTGACACCTGGGTAAATTATTGCGGTTGGGTGAATGTTATTCATTTGAAAGGAATTCTTCAAGGTCTTGACGCGTCGTTGTTCGGGATGGTTTGAATCCTTTCTCCTTTGCTTCGTTGCGAAGTTCCTTGAATGTTTTGGTTTTAATACCAACGAAATGAAGCTTCGGAGGTTGTTCGGTCATGTGTGTGTCGACCACTATTTTCGGCGCGATGACCTTGTCAATGTTTGCGTTCAATTTGTCCATTGCAATTCGAACACATGTTGAACAAGCTTTGTTCAGCTTGCCGAATCCGAGCGACTTGTAATGAATGGACAGTTCTTCTTTGAGTTGCTCATTCAGGTGTGCGGAACGGATTCTTCCGAATTGTTCCAATTGGTATCGTAGCGCGTTACTTATGTTCATAGATTAAAATTAAATCCGAAATCAAATAGGAAAGGAATGCGAATGGCAACATCCTATAATCAACGAATGAGTAAAGACCAACCGCCGTCCAAAAGGACAAACACGATTGGCAATTGAAAGGTTTTGTGTTAGGTAACCTGAAGGTCATCATTGCCCTCGCAATTGCGATTGCTATAATTGAATAAATCATTTTTGAATTGTTTAATTGCGCGGTGAATAGTGTCCAATGAAATCCCCGTGTTTTGCTGAATTTCTCTGAATGTCATCCCGCAAAGATGCATTTTAGTAATTTCTTTTTTAAAGTTTTCTTGGTCATCCATTGAATCCGTTTCGATGAAATCCCGAAGAAGTTTTCGGTAATTGCTCTCGATGACTTCGGTTTCGATTTCCGCGATTTCGATTAATTCATCAAAGCTTGACCGATAAAGTTTCCAAAATTCCGACCGCGACCACGTCCATTGATTCCATGCGATTCGTGAAAACATCGCGGGGATGTCAGCTTCGGGGATGTCGTATCGGTACAAAATAATAAAGACGTGCGACACCAGGTCGTAAGACAACGGGTTGTTTCCCGTTATCTTCCGAGCAATGGCATATGCGTCACGTTCCCAAAAAATCATTCGCTAAAATAACGAAACCAAGCGACAAAGAATTCTTGACTGACTGGTTTTTTATTGACAAACCGATAAAGCATTGAGTATTTTACCTTCATGTCTTCAGCTAAATGGGTCAACTTGTAGCGTTTATTTAACTTCGATTCCGTTGTCATTCGCATCCAGTCAACGACGTTGTTTCCGTCAGAAAGGTAAATCGTCATCGACTTCATTTTGTTCTTGTTTGCTTGTTAATACTATTGACCACGCTTCAATCGTGTTAAAATACTTCGTCACACCTTCGGGTGAATTCCACTCACGACCACGAAGGTTGTAGGTGATTTCAACCGCATCATTTTTGCGAAGATTGTTCAACAAATCACATTTGTCGTTTACGACTTGAAAGGTGATAAATTGTGGATAACTTTCGTTTTCCGTCTTGATGGTCAATTCTTGTTTCTTGAATTTCTCCGAAACCACCTGAAGGGGTGTAATTTGGACAACCGTCCCTTTTTCTTTGTTCATATTTACTTATTTAAATTTACATTGTTTTCTTGAAGAATGGCGTGGAATGAATCTCGAAGCCGTCCAAGGATGTTTGATTCGTCTTCATTCAATTCTTCGTATTTCCAAATCTTTCGAAGTTCGGAATTGATGTCCCATAGGGCGTTGTACATCCCGCTCGCATTGACCATCAAATCGAATTCGTGCTGGTCTTCTGGTAGGTTAAATTCTAGGTTTGCTTTCATATGTTTCTCTGTAGTATTGTTCTGCTGTCATCATTGAGATATGGCTTGTTTCATAAGCGTCTATTATCTGCTCTTTCTCCATCTCTTTGGCTTGGTCAAATATTTCTTTAATATCTTTTGCTAATATTCTTTGATAAAACCACTCTACTGCTGTTTGTTTTTTCATAACTTATTTTTCTTTTTGATTAAACATTTCATCAAATCTTTTAATTGCAATAGCTGCCCATTTATAACCTGAATCCATGTCTGTTTCATTTGCAGCATAAACATATGCTACATAAACATCACACCATAGCTTACGTTTAATTTCTAATAACTCTTTTTCCTTTGCCGATTTAATTGATGCTGGGCTTTGCGGTAATGGTGTCTGCATAACTAATCCTTATTAAATGTTTCGTTGTAAAATTGTTCAAATTCTTGATTGTTTTCTTGTGTTGAGTCTTCATCCCAATCTACGTCAAGTTCCCAATTCCAAGTATCTCGATAAGCAAACCCTTGTTTATATGAATCTTTCATCTGCTCTTTCTCCATCTCTTTGGCTTGGTCATATACTTTTAAATTGTAATTTCCTTCAGTCAATTGCTCTACCAACCACTCTTCTGCTGTTTGTTTCATTTGTTATTCAATTTATTCATCCTTTCAATATAG